TTATCCGCATCATTTTATTTTTTTATACACGCAATTTACCCAGACGCATTTGAATTTGATGGTTCTAGACAAATTCGCTATCTAAATGAACTATTATCTACAAAATAAGATAAGTATTTCGACTTCGTAATAGTAATCATTATCAAAAATTGTGTTATGTTTTAAATAATCCATCTAATACCATATAAACCCAATATTTTATTACGCATTTAAAACGCCAATTATTTAAGAGAATTACCATCTCTATCTCTTGACGCATAACAAGATGAGGCAAAGTGTCCTTCTCTACCACATCTAAAACAACAATCATCATCAGTTTCATATTCTTCTTCACTTTCACTTTCACTTTCATATTTATTATATTTTGCATTACGATAATTACAATATTTTTCGTGATGTTCACATTTTTGTTGGTCCGTAAATTCTTTTTCACAATATTCACACCCCCATATATTTTCACTACCATCACTTTCTGTTTCCCAAGATTCGTTTTCTTCACAATCTTTCGCAAAATGTCCTTCTTTACTACAAATAAAACATTTATCGTTTGTTCCATTACTCATTTGTTGTAAATGATAAAATGTAGAATTATCTAATTCAATTTTAACATAAGAACCACCACGAACATTTTGAATTCCATATTTATCCATATAAATTCTAGTATATTTATCTTCATCATAATCATCACAATTTGGAATAAGTTTTATTAATTTAATGGGGTTATACTTTATAGTCCAAGCAGAACCATTAAAATTAAAATGACTTTCTATACGAAATTGCGGATTATTTGTTTTTCCAATATAATATTTTCCTTGCTCTAATTGAAGTATGTATATATAAACCATTCTAGTAAATAATATTTATAATTAATAAATACTATTTATATCATTTTATTATAAATAATGTGACTTTTAAATACAAAAAGGTGTAAATAAAAAAATGAAATTAAACTACACAGTTATTTAATGTATTATTTAAAAAGTATAATGAATGAATTTACACGAGATATAGAGGAGTTTATGTCAATATTTGGTTCTTCTAAGGTAAATTTGGTTGCTAATCTAAAAAAAAATTATCAGGAACACATACATTATATTGTATTAAAAGGTGACTCGACCTCCCTAAACAAAAACGGAGATCATCGCGGTGGGCATAACAAACATAAAATTATGTTATCAGAAAGTGCCTTTAATTTATTTAAAAATTCATATAATTTAAGAAATCGATACATTACTACTATAAGTGATAATATAAATGTAGTTAGTAGTATAAATATGTGTATAGAGAATCAAACAATAGGATTTATTTGGAATTGTTTTAATGAAGTAACTTCATTAAAAAGGCAGTATAAAATTCATACATATAGCGTTGATTTATATTTCCTAGATTATAAATTAGTTATTGAATGTGACGAATACGGGCATACTGATAGAGACCCTAATTATGAAAAAACACGAGAAGAATATATCACTGCATTAGGTAATAAAATTATAAGGTTTAATCCAAATATAGAAAATTTTGATTTATCAAATGTTGTAAAAGATATAAATAAGGTTATATTTAAGATTAATTAAATTTAATTGGGTTAATAAAGACATATATAAATATTTACATTTATTTGCTTGTTTAAATGTTTTATTACCATTTGCTCTTTTTTACCGCTATTTTAGGTCCTTGACCGCGTTTTTTCACATTATTTGGGTCATATTGTTCTCCATCGTCTTCATCATCGTTGATTTGTTTAGATAATTCCCAAAATTCCTTTGAACCTAATCTAAAATCATTATGCTCATCTGCTTTATACCAAAATACTTGGTCTTGTAATTTATTAGATTTTGAGTTATTATTAATAACCAAGCACTCAAAATTCTCAGTACATTGATCCATCACCTGAGAAAACGATTCAAATGTAGGAAACATACCAGCGTAATTTTCATAAATACGTTTTCTATTAGCAATATATGGTTCTCTTAAAATAAATACATAATCAATGTTAGTTCTGAGCGTAGGAGGTATGCCTAAAGGATATTGCATTGTGATGAGTAACATGACCTTCCAATGACGGCCATTGAGAAAGAGGAGTCGCATCATTTTATCCCGGGCCCATGTATTATCATAAAGACAATCATCTAAAATTACAAATGTTCTAGGATCAATAGTGCTTCGTCTAAATGTTTCTATTTCTCTTTTAACTTGTTTTAAAACACCCTTTTGTCTTTTTAAAATATTTTCGATAATAGCAGTATTGTATTCATTATGAATAAACAATTTGGGAACCATTTTTCCGTAAAACCCGTTGCCTTCTTCAGTTCCGGAAATGACTGTTCCAATAGGAATATCCTGATGATAATAGAGCAAATCTCTAACTAAAAAAGATTTACCGGTATCACGTCTTCCTATTAATACTATAACTGGACCCTTGGCTTCATTTGGCTTAAAAGTGATATTTTTCATATCAAATCTTTTTAACTCTAAATTCATATATTTATATTAGACATTTAAAACATTTTATATTTACGAATTTTATATTTTTTGAAATATTAAGGATATTCTCAAATAATAAGTTAAATATAATTTAATTTAATATTTTTATTGACAAATGACCCTTTCAGTAAATTACCAAAAGAGAAAGAATATTAACTTGTTTAACAAGTTTCAAACTAACAAAAAAATTAATCTTACTGATACTCAAAATTATATCCCAATTTATGACAGATTTTTTTCATTAAATTCTACCAATTGGAATTCTATTAATTTAAATCATCAATGGGCTATATCTGATATTAAAGATTTAAAAAACAGTGATGACGAACCTGACAATATTTTTACTTGTAAACTTAAACATATTTCTGAGGATGATGATATGTCTAGTACACAAAAAGTTTTTATTAAAATGGCACCATTATTGGATCCATTCAAATATTTAGTTGGAAAATATAATCATGCCGATTCTAACTTATTTAATTTACCATCATTTGATAAAAATGTTAAAGTTCATCCTAAAATTTACGAACCTAATAATTCTTCATTTATTGATGGATTTTTCTCATTTTTAACAAGCAAAGTGTTACACGAACATAAATTTATACATGGTCTTGATTATTATGGTTCTTTCTTAGCTATTAAAAATGATTATAATATTAATATTATTGACGACCTTGATTATTTAGTTAAATCCGATTTTTTCAATAAACAACAAAACAAATTATTTAAAGTTGAAGATTACTCTCATTTAATGACTCACGACGAAGTTAAAATATTACAACCTTTAAAAATTTCATCTAGTTTAAAATCTGTATTATCTGTTCAATCAATTGATGATAATATATTTGAAAATATATTTTGCGAATCATTATCTCTTGAAGATATTAAAACAATCGGCATTGACTTAATAGATATTACTGATTCTAATTGTTTTGATGTTTCTAATCAAAATAAATCTAACACTCTTAAATCTGGGTCAACTTGTTCATCAAGGTCATCTCATACAAATGATAATGATTTGGACGACGACAATTCTAATACTTTTAAAGAAGAAGAAAACGATGACGAAGAAAAAGAAAAGGAAGAAGAATGCGAAGATGAAGAAGACGAGGATGATGACGAGGATGAATCCGAAGACGACGAAGAAGAATCTATAATACTAACATTTCCAACATTTCCTGTTCAAGTTATATGTATGGAAAATTGCGAAAATACATTTGATGATTTAATTATTAACGAATCTTTAAACGAGGAAGAATGGTTTTCCGCATTAATGCAAATTATAATGATTTTAATTACTTATCAAAAAATGTTTTCATTTACTCATAATGATCTTCATACTAATAATATTATGTACATTCCAACTAACAAAAAATTTATATATTATACTTATAAGAAAAAAACATATAAGGTTCCAACATTTGGAAAATTATATAAATTAATTGATTTTGGAAGAGCCATATATAAATTAAATGGCAAATTATTTTGTAGTGATAGTTTTCAAAGTGGTGGAGATGCTGCTACACAATATAATACAGAACCATATGTTAATGATAAAAAACCTAGGTTAGACCCTAATTTTAGTTTTGATTTATGTAGATTAGGTTGTTCTATTTTTGATTATGTTGTTGATAACTTTGATACAATTAAAAATTTAAATGAATGTTCTCCTTTGGTTAAATTAATAGTTGAATGGTGTATTGATGATAATGGAATTAATGTTTTATATAAAAATAATGGAGTTGAACGTTATCCTGACTTTAAATTGTATAAAATGATTGCGCGATATGTTCATAATCATACGCCTCAAGCACAATTAGAACGCAAGGAATTTAGCAAATTTTTAGTTTCCAATAAAAATATTATCAAAAATGAAATTATTATTAATATTGATGATTTACCTTGTTATATTTAGTTAATTATTATATATTCTTATAATATAAAATAATGTCAAAAATGAAATTATTATTAATATTGGTGATTTACCTTGTATTTAGTTAATTATTATATATTCTTATAATAATTAAATAATGTCAACCTATGGATTTATTATTACAAGACATGTTAATTCAGACAAAACAAATCAATACTGGAACCAATGTGTCAAACTAATTCGCAAATTTTATCCTTTAATACAAATTATAATTATCGATGATAACAGTAATACAGAATTTGTAAAATCTGATTTTGAATATACTGATTTAACCATAATTCAATCAGAATATCCAAAACGAGGCGAATTACTACCGTATATTTATTATTTAAAATACAAATGGTTTCCAAATGCTATAATTATACACGATAGTTTATTTATCCACAAAAAAATAAATTTTGAAAAAATTAACATACCAGTACTACCATTGTGGCATCATAAATATGATAAAGAAAATCAATATAATTTATTTCGTATAGCAGCGTCATTATCAAATAATAACAAATTAATTCGAAAACTTAATAACAAAATTGATAATGTAATTGATTTTGTAGTTACAAATACAAATGATACATTTAATATATGTTTTGGGTGTCAGTGTTACATAAAATTAAGTTTTTTAGAAATGTTACAAGATAAATATAACATTGCTAATTTGGTAAATTCAATTCATAATAGAACAGATCGTTGTTCTTTAGAAAGAATTTTTGGATTACTTTTTTGCGAAGAATGTCCGAAATTACTCCAAATCAAGTCATTATTTGGAAATATTAGTAAGTTTCCTAAGGCATTTATTTATAATTATGATGATTATAAGAATGATTGTAAACAAAATAAAATTATAAATTTAACAGTTAAAGTATGGACTGGGCGTTAAAAAGAAGGATTATCAGTAAATGCTAATGGAACTTCTGAAATAACTATTTCATTAATTACTGGTTTCAACTGATCTAGTATAAAACTACCAATGATAACACTGATATAAACTAACAAAGAATCTCTAATTAAAAATTTTAAAGGTTTTGGTTCGTCATTAACATTAATATATCGCATTTCTAAAAATTTAGAAATAAAAAAAATAACTGATATAATTCCTGCTACTAAAAATATATTATTCATATTACAATATATTTTTAGTTTTCTTAATTTTAAATAACGCATTAAAATATAAAATATAACATAGAAATATTTACGCTAAAACTTCAATATCATCTAACACAATATCTGTATTTAATTTTACTTCTGGTTGATTCATTATATGAATGTCTAAAATATCTAATGGAACTTCTTCATTTAAAATTGTAAGTTTATCGCTATTTTCTTCTTCTTCTATTTTTCTTTGTATATTTCTTAATGCGCTTATTTCTTCAAGTCTTTCAATTGTTTTTGGAGCATTAACTAGTTCTTCTTTTCCACCCCCTGACAGAACTGAATCTACATCATTAAATTTTAAACTAATATTTCCATCTTTTCCTTCAAAAATTGCCTGTGTTTCAGTATTAACTACAGGTTCAATAATTTGCTCCTTTATTTCTTCAATTACATCTTCTTCAACTGTTTCATCCATATATGCTTTTAAAATACTTTCTATTGGAATACTATCTCTTACCGCATTTAATATACATTCTTGAACAATTATTTCCAATTCTCTGTTATGTTTTTGAATTTGTAAAGAAGGACAATTTAACTCAAATAGATACACATTTTTGTAAATTTTTCTAGCAACATTAATATAACATTTATGAATAAAATCATCTAATTTTGGTATATTAATATCAATTTTCTTTTGTTTTTTACCTACACGCATTGCTGTTAATAATTTAAGTTGTATTATATGAATACAAGTAACTAATTCTTCTAAATAAGAACAACCACTTTTATCAATAATTCTTTTTTTTTCTGTTTCAATAATACTTACATTCCATTTTGGAATTCTAGAAATTAAATTTTGAAATGTCATTAAATATTTACCTGTTTCATTGTTATCTTTACAAAGTTTATACGATTCGTCAAAAATAGATTTAAACCCTTCAATAATTAGGGGAGTTAATATTGTAAGTAAACGTGCCCCCCACTCATTCTTCGATTCATGCAATGAACTAACATTAAAATCATCCATAATAAACATATTTGATGAAATATTTTAATTATTTAAACTAATTAAATTATTTCATATTTGACTAAATAATTTAATATTTTATTTTATATATATGTTACATTTTCAAGACATAATTTATTATCTAAAAAAGTAAAATTTATCACAAATATTAATAATAATTTTTCATTTCTAATTTCTTTTTTTATTTTGTTAAATGCTATTAATAATTCATATCTTTTATCTTGAACTATTGAAAAACAACCATCTTCAATTAATTTTATTATATCTAAAGCATTATACGCCTTTTCATATAATTTTGTTACAAATAATTGTAAATCTTCATGTTTCATTGTTATTTTTATTGATTTTTGAATTTCTTTTTTTAACCAATCACTTCTTTGATTTTGTATATTTGTTAGTTTAAAAGTTTCTTCAAGATTATATTTATACAAATTTATTATTTTACCTTTATATTCCGGTTCAGAAATATAAATTTCACAAAAACGTGATAAAATTGGTTTTAATAATTTATATTTATCCTCAACAATTATAAAAAAACGTGTATTATGACTAAATAATTCAATACATCTACGTAATGCTGACTGAGCATCCATTGTTAGTTTATCTCCATTAAATAACACGATACTTTTGAAGGTATCTCCTCCATTTGAATGAATATGAGTTTTGGCAAAAAATTTTAAATCCTCCCTAATAAATTTAATGCCTTTTCCATGAGCACAATTAACATACATTACAAAATCCTTTATTTTTTCTTTATTTCCGTCGTAAATTAACGAAATAAATTCATTCACAATAGTACTTTTTCCCGACCCACTAGAACCATTAAAAATAATATTTGGTATCTTATGAATTGAATAAAAGTATTTTAG